ATGGGAGTGTCCCAGGGAACTGCATTTCAGGCGGGAAGCATGCACGAGCCAAGACTGTATTATAGGCGTTTTTTGCCTCTATCTTGGTTTCAACCGATGGAGTCTTGCCCATGGTTGGAGCCAACCGAAGCGCAAGGTTAGCGGTAATGGCCTCCCATGCCGAGTCTGGCACGTTGCTAGGCTCATCAAGGTCCGAATCCTGGGGACTTCCAGGGATGGGATACCCCAGCCTGATCCCCTTACCATTCCATTCGGCCATCATGGCATCCAAGCGTCTCACCGCGCTCTCAAGCTGCTCGGGAGATAGGTCGAACACGTAAGATGACAAACCTATTTCCTCGAATGCTCCAGACACGAATTGGCGCTTAGAATAGCCCATGTCACCCCTCCAAAGCCTTTTCGATCAAGGCTAAGAGCTTCTTGTCACCGATCCGGCCATCGAACTTGATACCAAGAGATTCAGCCTTGGCTTCCATCTCTTCGCGGGTTGGAGGGGCGTCCATCTCAACCGGTTCGGGTTTCTTGGGCTCAACCGGGACGACATGGGCCACTCCATCGATAGCATCCTGGATGTTGTCATACCACCCGGCACCGAGCGCGGCCTTGTGCTCGGCCTCATCGTTCACCAGTTCATGAGCATACGTCCCATAGGCCCGCTCAATTGGGCCTCCATCCTTGAACACGAAACGCGGATAGATCATTTCTTCACCTTCTTCGGCCAAGCTCGGAACTGGATCTTCTTGATGGGAAATGGTTCACCGGCTTTCTTGCACTTCTTGATGAACTTTGCGGTTAGGCAGTCAGGTTCGCCCATAGTCACGACCATCTCCTCCCGAGTGTGCCTATTGCTAGGCTTGAATCGGTAGGTTGCTTTTACGATTGTTTTATCGTCGATGATCTTGATGGCCGTCTTTGCCCCTTCCATATCAACAAGGGCGGAACAAACCAGCCCGAACAAACTTGGAGCAATTCGATTCTTCATTTCTTCCCCTTTGCCTTCGGTGCCTTGCTGGGCTTTCCGGCTTTCTTAGCCGCCATCGCAGCGGTATGGAGGGCAATCGCAACGGCTTGTTTCTGGGGCTTCCCGGCCTTGATTTCAGCCCGTATATTACTTTTGATGCTGTTTTTGCTGTATCCCTTTTTGAGTGGCATGGGCTCACCTCAAGTAAGGGGAGGAACCGAAGCCCCTCCCCTTGGTTTGGACTTAGCCGACCCGATAGCCGACCCAGGCATTGGACCCGGTGTAGCGGAAGATCCAGGTGCCGTAGCCATTGAACGTGCTGGCATCCGGTCCAACCGTGACATTGCCCACGAAGGTCACATCGCCATCGCCAGCAGTCAGGGTGGAAATGTCATCCGCGCCCGATCCAACCGTGATCACATGGAATTGGAAGGAGTCGCCAGCGGCCAAGGTCGAAGGGCAAGCAGCGGTAAGAACCGCGCCCGTGGGAGTCGTAAGGGTTCGGCCCGTGGTGACCGTGTGAACCACGATGCCGTTGATCATCTGTTCGGCGGTGACAGTCTGGGCACCGTCAGCTTCAGCACTAGCAGCGGCCTGCTGGAACAGGGCCTTCTCTCGGATTACAGGCGTAGCGCCCACGTTGTAATACACCGGAGCCTCAGAGGCTTCGATGCGGAACACGGAGGCCGCAGACACAGCAGCGGAGAGATACAGATTCCCAGGAGCCACGGTGGCGAACAGATCCCAGGTGGAGGGAAGGTTGGGATACCCGGTCAGAACGTAGATCTGAACCTCGGAATCCGACTGGAGGGTGAGTTTGGACGAAGCCGCTACGTTGACCTGGGCTTCCCCGTTTGCATGGACGATAGGCATTTTTTTACCTCTTTTTGAGTTTAGCAGCCTTTATGGCCGCGATTCGTTTTTGACGGACTTCAGGATCTTTCCAAGTGTTCTTTGCTTTTTCTGACATATCAGAGCGGGCTTCCTCGTCCCATGCTGCCTTTATGGATGCGATTCGTTTAGTGTTGTCACGGTTTGCCCATGCATCCTTGGTGGCCTCTGATAACTTCTCACGATGGGCATCGCTTCTTGCGGGCTTCTTCTTTCCCTTCGCGGATTCGCTCATTTTTGCCCGCGTTTCTGGAGTTACCACCCTTTCACTTAATTTCTTTTTCTGAGATTCAGGCATCTTCCAGCCCTCAGCCTTCCTCTTTTCCCACCTTGTGAGAGACCTTTTGCTTGCGGCCTCGCGCATCTCATCGGTCCATGCCTTCTTAAGCCCTTCAGAAACCTTGTTCCGATAAGCCTCATCTTTCCAATGCTCGGTGGAAGCTACAGACCACTGGGTGGTATCGGCATACTTTCTGCCGGATGCAGCCAATGATATCTTTTTCGCAACATCATGGTTCTTGGAAGGTGCGGTCTCCCCACCGTGACCAAGGTTATACCCATTAGGGCAGATGGTCCCGAGAGCCTTAATCGTTGCGATCTCAGCGGCGTGTAGTGCTTCTTGAGATTCCAATTCGGCGAGAACAGTAACATCCGGTTCACCATGCATACGCCAAGCACAATGCACAGGCAGATTGCTCCCATTTCTGGAAGACTGACGGTGCTGTGCGAGGCGTGTATGCATGGCTCTTACCGTTTGTCCTATGTAAATCTTGCCGTTTGGGAATGTGAGCATGTAGAGAATGTGCATTGTGTTCCTCCAGGAACAGTATAGCACATTAGGTATGCCAAAGCAACATCACGGCTGACTGAACAAAAGTATCCCGCTCATTTCCGGCTGCTTGTTCACCACACCAAAGAGGGTATCGAGGCGATACTTGGTCTTCATCGTGTTGATGTCGTATTGCTTCTGCATGACAAGCTCCAAGCCCTGGTCAGTGGTGGCCCGCATCACAGCTGCGCCCGCATCGCTGGGGACGGCATAACGGCCCGGCAGGATCTCCAGCGCATCTTTCTGCCAGAAAGGATTGACCGAAGCGGTAGCGGTGTTCAGGAACACGATGGCGCTGTTCGCGGCGGGGGTGCCCACGGTGCAGTTCTGATACTGGAGTTCGGCATCGGTGCCGCCCTGGCCAGTGATCAGAGGGGGGGTAATGGTCATGGTCGTTCCGCTGTCCACACTGATAACGCGGAAGGTCTTGAGGTTGCCCGTGGCCCCCTTGGTGATGTGGTGGACGGCTTCAACGGTGGCGATAGTGAAGGCGTCACCGGAGGCAACATTGGCCGTGCTGGAAACGGTAACCGTCTGGAAGCGGTTATCGACGTTGGACGTTTCACCTGTGGTCGCGGTGCGGGTAGCTACGGGGACGTAAACATTCCCACCAGCCGCAAGGGTGGAAACAGTGATGGCACCACCGCCAGCCGCGATCAAAAGCCGATTGGCATAGTCGAGCTTGAAGGTTTCAAAGCTGGCAACCATACCCACGTATGCCTTCTCGTAAGCAGTGGTGGGCTTCCCGGCCATGGTCTGACGGCCCGCCAAGTTGTTAGCCATGCCGTTGTAATCGCGAGTGGAGAGCGCCAGGTATCGGTCAAAGCCCTGGACGCCCTGCTCATTCATAACCGCCTCGCACTGAGCCACATCATCGAAGCCAGTGGAGGCAGTGGTGCGCTTGACCACGAGGGAGCCCTGGTTAGCGGCCACGTTCATGATGGCGAGATTGATATCGGAGGCCAGTTTCTGCTTGGCGGCATCACCAAGGCGCTTTTCCTGAAGCGCATCACGAAGCTCGGACGCGGTCATGATCCAGGGCACGGACCGGCTGAAGCCGATAGTGGCAGGCACGGAAAGCTGGGTATAGTCGCCGAAGTTGGCAGACTGATCGGTTCCGGCGAAGCTCTGGGCGATGTAAGGCTGGGGACGCCAGATGATGTTGTTCGTCCGCTCCATGGCGGTCTGGTCGGTGTTGTAGGTCGCCACGTTCCGAGACAGCACGAGGCTATCCTGGAAACCTTCCACGATCTGGTCAAATGCGACCTTTTCCTCTTTTGAGAATTCGTTAGCCATTAGTTGCTCCTGTTATTTGGTTGCTTTGGATCGCATGCTGAGCTTGTAGGCG